GTATTAAAGATTAAGCTGGATATTGAAAATATGGAACGCAAAGCCAATGAAGAATTTCAGCACGATTTGAAAGCGGTTAGAAGGGTGCAGTTATATTGTTTTCTTGCTGCATTGATTGTAACTTTGTGGTTAAAGTTTATTTTAGGAGCGTTTTAAATGTTTCCACTTACAGCATTACTTGATGTTGGAATGAAAGTCTTAGACAAGTTTATTCCTGATCCTGAAGCAAAAGCCAAGGCCCAGGCTGAACTTTTAAAGATGCAGCAAGAAGGTCGATTAGCAGAACTTAATGCTGATATGAACGAGCAAAACAATATATCTGATCGCTGGAAAGCTGATCTTGCTAGTGATTCTTGGTTATCTAAAAATATACGGCCTATGTCTTTAGTGGCTATTTTTGCTGGTTATTTTCTTTTTGCCATGATGTCGGCTTTTGGCTACGATGCCAAAGAATCGTATGTAAACCTGCTTGGTCAATGGGGTATGCTAATAATGAGTGCATATTTTGGTGGTCGTACTCTTGAAAAAATTATGGATATGAAAGCTAAGGAGAAGAAAGATGCTTGAAGCTCAACTTTTAGCTTTGGGCATTGAAGGAAAGTGGCTTGAGCCTTTGTTAAAAACCTTTGAAAAATACGAAATAAACACTCCTAGAAGGCAAGCTGCCTTTATTGGTCAATGTGGGCATGAGTCTGCCTCGTTTAAGGTATTGCGTGAAAACCTCAATTACAGCGCTAAAGGCTTAGTTGCTACATGGCCTTCTCGTTTTCCAAATATTGAATTTGCTTCAGAATATGAGCGTAAGCCTGAGCGCATAGCAAACAAGGTCTATGGCGGTAGAGCCGATCTTGGCAATACTGAAGATGGGGATGGTTGGCGCTTTTCAGGAAAAGGGCTTATTCAGCTTACTGGTCGCAATAACTACAAGACTTGTGGCGATGCCCTGGGAGTTGATTTAGTGGCTAATCCTGAGCTTTTAATAGAGCCTGAGTATGCTGCCCTATCTGCTGGCTGGTTTTGGAATAAGCGTGGTTTAAATGCCTTGGCAGATAATGAGGATTGGACTACTATTACTAAGCGGATCAATGGTGGTACTCATGGCTTACAAGATCGGATTGATCGTACTCATAAAGCAATGGACATATTAGGAGCATAAAAATGCAAGAATCTAAAAAGCAGCAAAAGCGTGAAGAAACTCAAATTATTAACTTGCGTAATGCAGTTTATGAAGTGAAACAAGAACTAAAAAAGCATGAAAAAGAGCCAATGAGTAAGGCGCATCCTGAAAGCAAGTCCAAAGGATCAAGCCAAAAAGATGCGCCTTTGCCGTCAATGCGGAAATATTAAAGTTTTTTAAATTCCTGCTCCATGTCTTTAAGGGTAAACAGACGGCTTTTAATCCAAGCGTAAGTCCATATCTTTAAAACTAATGGATCGTGGTCAAAAACATTAGGAAAAGTTTCAAAAAACTGCCTTTCACACTCATTTTCAGGAACTGCTATTTCTCCTGCAAAAGGGATTTTTTCGTAAATCATTTGATCCTCGCTACTTTAGCTTTACGCAATACAGCCTCGTATTGCTGTTTAGCCTGGTCATCTAATTTACGCATTGGAAGATTCTGCCAATAAGCCCATTTATCTCGATATTCTTGCTGCTCTGATGGAGGAATCCAGCCAGCAAGCCTCCATCTCAGCGTAATATCAGTTCCAGCAGCAGTCCATATATGTTCTTTGCTCATATTGCTCCTTAAAATGGAATATCAGATTCAAGATCGTTTAGGCTTCTTGGTTTTGCTGCTGGTGCTGCTTTATCTTCAGGCTCATTTAGGTAAGCAAGAATAGATCCTTCTTTCATGGCAAAAACAGGCAAAGACTCAATCTTTAACATAAGGCCATGCTTGGTTTCCATAACAATTCCAATGGATTGATAGCGCTTTTTCATAGTGCCGTCATCCGCTTTGAACTCGGAAATTGCTGCTTTTACATAGTATTTAATTGCCATTTTCTTTACTTTCAATAGTTAGTTTTGCGTTGCCCATAATTCCAATATTTTTTGCGCCTACATAAGCCTTTAACTGGTGTTCCAAATACTTAAACAGATCGCTTTTATCTATTTGATCTGCTTTGTATCCTGCAACCTGGCAATCAAAGGTAACTACCACTTCTTTAAGATTCATTACGCTTCTCCATGAGTTGAACTTCCTTTTCCACTTCTTTTAAAAATGAGCTGATCTCGGCTTCTATATAAAGAATGTATTCAGGATCTCTCATAACTCGCATTACAAACAACTGGCTTCTCTGAGGCATCCTAGGGTCAAAAGATACAAAATCACACCATTTAGCCCCTGTTACAGCCATTTGAGATTGCATTTGAATAACATATTTGTTAGGTGGCTCATTGGCTTTTATGTAGCTCCAATGTGTAGCCGATGAAGGACACTTAATTTCAATGAGTCCATCAGATCCAACAAGGCCATCAGGAGAACAACCAAACCCAGCAATCGTAGGATGATCTACAAAAGCGACTTGATCTACAAAATTGCCTGTAGCAACCTCGTAAGCAACTCTAGCTTGTGGCTCAGTTGCTGTTCCCCATGCCATAGCATCATTGGTATATGATTGTTCTATGGTCTTTGTAACTCGTTGCAGGGCAAGCTCAATCAGATAGTTTCCTCGACTAGCTGAAGGCCCTGTCTTTGTCTTAGCTAGTAGATCAGCAACCCTTGATGCGGTTACTTTTCCAAGCCTCATTTGATGCCAGGCTTCTGTTCCTTGTTGTATTGCCGCAACACGATCTTCTGTAGTAAATGTAGTCATTACGCTTCCGCCCAAATGTAAAAAAGAACAACTGCAAGAAATATCCAAAAAAGTAACCCACTTAAAGCAAAAAATGCAATTAGGAAGCTCATTTGCGAGCCTCCTTTTCTTTGCGTAAGATTTCGTCAAACATGGCTTTATGCTCCCAGCTCTGCTTTTTTGGCATCTTTGGCTGCTGAAATCTTGGCAACTGCTGATTTATCTTTTGACAAGGTGTTATAGGCTTTTGCATAAGTAGCTTTCAATTCGTCAATGGTTGCACAGTTTTTGATTGAATCTTCCCATAATTTAGATTCAGCGCTGAGATCAACTGGATCTTCATCAGGCAAATCTTCTCCGCTATATATGTATAAAGCCAGTCCATGAAGGGCTATAGCCTTGACTAGGCAACGCTGCATTGCAGTATTTACAGCCATTGCATCAGGGTTGGCAATCGCCTTGTTTTGGTTATTGATGACTGGCATTTGAGCCGTCATTGTTTTGCCAAAAGCCGTTACCGAGCAAAATACCATCAGGGTTTCAGCAAAATAGATTGGCTCACCATAAGTCCATGTGGCGGAAGGATCTTGCTGGAGAAGCTGATCCACAGCCCAGCTCCATGATAGATAGGTAAATTTACCCTTCTTCTCTGTATGCTCGTTTACATTGATTTTGCGTAGTTCTAAAAATTTAGTCATCACTTTTCCTTAGTCGTTTAAATAGCCAGCGCTCAAATCTTCCTGAGCATGGTTTTCGGCAAACTTCTCCATATAGTCATAAGCCATGCCAAAGAGCTTACGGCCCAGCGCCTCATAGTTAATTGGGTGCTGCTGGAGAATTGTTTCTACAGCCTCACGATCCGATTTGGCAGCTTCTGAGATAGCTTCTGCAAAATGGTCGTATTGATTAGGGCTGTATTCTGATTTCATAAGCTCAGAGATGCGCTCACTAAGCGTATCTGTATCATCATCTTCAGGCTCGTAATATCTATCGTGCATAGTCATCATTAGAAGCCTCCTGTTCTAAATACATAAACCAGGGATACTGAGATTCCGATAAATGCTCCTAAGAGCATTGAGGCAATTACCTCTAGATTAGTTGGCTGCTTCATACAGTCACCTCATTGCGTGTATCGGTAAACTCAAAGAAGTAATACTTAACTTGGTTCATAAGTTGATTAGCTTCTTCTGTTTTGCCCATTGCTAACAACTCTTGAGCATCAGATAACAGACCAGCTACATACATATTGATGTTGTATTGGCTTTTAAATTGTTTTTCCAACATAACTGCTGGGCAACCTAACATTTTGATTTCTTGATCTTGCATTTTCTTTCCCTTCATCACTTGTTAATAAAATTTACTGCATGGAAGTAACTATACACGAAAATAGCACTTATCAACACTTTTTGTAAAAATATTTATTAGGACATTCCCTAGGTATGAAAGTGTTATTGTGTGATAGCATAACGCAGGAAAAGGAGATTTTATGGACATTTTTTATCAATTAAAGGTCGAATTTGGGACTCTTTATAAGCTGGCAATGCTTTTAAACATTAGGGAAACAGCTATTTACCAATGGAAATCTAGAACAAACATACCAATTAAGCATATTCGCAAAATTGAGGAGCTTTCTCAGGGCCGTATTACTAGGGAAATGTTAAGACCTGATATTTTTGCAAAGGACTAATTGTGAACTTTTACCCATTTCATATTGGGGATTACATAAGCCATACCTCCCATCTTACGGATGAAGAAGATTTGGCATACAGGCGCATGATTGATCTGTATTACATGGGAGAAGTGCCTTTTCCTGATGATGCTGCCTGGATAGCTAGAAGGGTTAAATCTAATCCAGCTATCGTTATGACTTTGCTTGTTGAGTTTTTTGAGCTGTCAAAAGGTGGCAGTTGGCACAATACTAGAGCTGATCGAGAGATTGCTAAATACCAATTTGTTAAAGAATCAGGCAAAAAAGGTGCTGAAAAACGCTGGTCTAATAGAGAAGAAAAGCCATCCCAAA